ATTGGGGCAACCCCACTCAAAAAAGAGTGGGGATGTTTACCGGTGGCCGCCCGTCACCGTTTGTTTGTTATGGGATGACCACCCCCCACCCCGGGTTAGTCCAGTTGAGTCGGGTGTTGATGCGGTCGGCTTTGGCACTGTTGCATCGACGGCAGCAGGCTATGAGGTTGCCTGGTTCGTTGCCACCACCGAGGGAGTGGGGGATGATGTGATCCACAGTGTCTGCCACCCCGCCGCAGTATGCGCATGTCTCGGCATCTCTGGCGAGGATGAATGCGCGTGTGCGTTTCCAGTCGGCGGTGCGTAGGTCGGCTCTATCTTTTGCTGGCATCGTATGCGTACCTTTCAGTTGCCTGTTCATTGAGTATGGATTGTTCCCACTCACGCGCATCGCGTTCTGCTTTGCGCTTGGCTGCTTTGTAGGTCGAAGCCCACTGTGCCTTTAGGTTGATTCCGAACTCACCTTTTATGACTTTGTAGTTCCATCCGAATGAGTCGGCTTTAGTGATTTCTATTGTGAATAGCATTAGATGACCTCGAGGTCGTGGAAGCGGCCGCCGGGTGTTGTGGTCATGACTACTGCACCGGTCATGGCTACATCGCCTGTCTTGTGCTTCCACCATGTTGATTCTGACTCCATAGTGGGTGTGCAGAGAACAAGTCGGTCGCGCTTGGAACGAATGCTGAACTCATGTTCATGGCCGTGGACGAGGATATGACCAGCCTGCGCAGCGTGCAGATTAAATGATTGACCCGCCCACCAATCCATCGACTTACCCCTCGCCCATTGGTGGCCATGTACCAGGACCATGACGGTACCGTTGAAATCAATGACCAGATGGTCCTCGTCAATGGCCGGGACGTGTATCTTGACATGTTTGTACCTTTCGGGGTTTACTGCAAGAGCATCTGCAACCGCGATGGCTGCTTCTGTAGCGTGACCATCATCAGCTCTTGTTTCTTGGAATCGTTGGAGTTGGTCGTGGTTACCGTTGACCACTGACAGCCACACTTGCGGTGCGGTGATAAATGCTTCGATGTGAGCAAGTAGCATTCGACGCAGAATCCTGGTTTGTTCAGTGACGGTAAGTCGTGAACGCCACATGTTGCGTCCGTTCTGTGATTGGTTGCCTTCGATACAGTCACCAACCAGTGCGATATGAACCGGCGGTCGTCCAGCATCACGCCACCGGGTAACAGCAGTCTCCAAGGACTGGTTCCATCGTCGGATAATGCCAGCAGTCCCATCGCCATCGAGGTCCTTACCGATTTGGGTGTCCCCGATAAGGAGATGAAGTACCACATCGGTGTGGGTCGATGCGGGTTTAGCCGGTTTCTTTTTTCCAACCAGAGCAACAAGCTCGTCAATGCTCGATCGGTTAGCGTCCGGCTCAATCCTGAAACGATAGAACCATGTCGGGCGCGTAACAGCTGCCGCACCAGCTGTGCTTCGTGTCCACCCGTGAGTTTGGTGACGGGCTTCAACCAGTACAGCGCGGTAGCCGGTGGGGATGACTCCGCCTTGAGCCAGGATGAATTGTTTGATTGCTTCATCGCCTTTTACCTGTTCTGTTGTTGTTGCTTCGATTGTTGATGATTGTGGGTCGTGTGGGTCGAATGATTGGGAGAATGTCCAGTCGCCTGACCTGCTCGGTTTTACGGGCTTTGGTGTTGGTGTTTGGAGCAGCTCTCCGAGGTCCATGGGTTATCGGCCGCAGGTCTTACATTCGTTGAGTCGATGGGTGCGGATGGTGGAGTCGGACATGGGGCATCCATATTCGCGGAGTACCCGGCAGATGTGGCTTGTTTCGACACTGAAGTCGGTGAACGCTGCGGTGATGGCTGCGCGTTCTGACTCGTCGATAGATACCCACCATTGTGACCATTTGCAGGCGTTTGTTCGCCTGGGCGGTGCTTTCAGCATCTCCTCGAGGTTCATGCGAGCATCCACAGGATTACGCCGACGGAGTTTGCGATGCAGGCGGCTGTGAGTACTGTGATGAGTTGGCGGTGTGTTTTGAGTCGTGACTCTTGGTCTTGCAGTTGTGCGACGATTGCTTTGTTCATGTCGGCTTGTAGGGTGAGTCCTTTGACCATGCCGGTTGATGATCGGACGATGTCGTTGTTGAATGCGAGTTGTTGGTCGATGAATGCTTCTGCTGATGGTGTTGACATTAGAAGGGCATCTCCTCGGTTGCTGGCTTGGTGAATGCTGGCTTGATGTGTGGGTTGTTGATTGACCCCTTGACGGCTGGCCGAAAATCTCCGTAGGGTGTGCCGGTCTCGTCTCGCAGCTGGTATTCCTCGTATTTGAATGAGATGTCCCCGTTGACGATGATGTGGTCTCCGATGTTGACAGTTGTCTTGTCTGTCCAGACTGTCCATGGTCGTTCGTATGATCCACCGGCTTGGGTGCGCATTGTTTCAAGCAGTTCAAAGCCCCAACGCTTGCCGTCTTTACCGTCGACGTATCGGCTGATAATCCCCTCGATGGTTCCGACGAGTCGGACTTTGGCGACTGCTTCTTGTGGTGTGAGTAATGACATGTTAGTTTTCTCCGAATTTCTGACCGTATTGCACGATCTGGTTGTAGTTGTGGTCACCGATTATCTCGCAGGCTCGGAGATATTCGGCTAGGTGGCGGAAGCCGTTGATGCGGCCGTAGTTGTATTCCCGTTTGAAGTGGTCTTGGGCGTTTACGTCGATGATGCCTTTGATGGTGAGCTGGGACAGGATGTGGTAGAAGCCGCCCCGGGTTTTGATGTTGGTGTCTCTCATTCGAGTTTCCCTTCTCGGTATTGGGTTGAGCACTGCTCACACTTTAGTGCACTCCACGACGGATTATGCAAGCACCGTGGCGGAATGTATTTTGGCGTGTCGTTGTTTTCTGTTTCGGAATTATCGGCCGACCGGGCGAAGCCCTGGGTCGAGTCGATAGATGTTTCTACAATTGCCCCCGATCCGCCGTCGGGCTCCGCCCCGGCGGTCGGGGCTTTCTTTATATGTTCGGGTGACCTGGGTGTCACCCCTTGGGTGACGTGGGTGTCACCCCCCCTGACACTGGTGTCACCCCCCCTGACATACACGTCACCCCTATTGAATGACGCATTTACGACGTAATAACGGTTCGTTCCGCGATGTCCGTCTTGCCTTTTGGTGACAATTTCGTTCGCTTCCTCGAGGTCGCGCAGCACTCGTTGAGCGTGCCGGACGGATATGCCTGCCATGTCGGCGATGCGTGCCATTGATGGCCATGATCCGTATTCGTTGCCTTCGTGGTCGGCAAGGATAATGAGGACCAGCTTGTGCAGGCCATAGACGTTCTTGTTGTGAATCGCGGCGCGTGTGATTTTGAATGACATGAATCCCCTAACAGAAGTGTCCCCCCGGTTCAGTTAGCACAGGAGCCGGGGGGACAAGATTACCTTCGGTGCTAACCGTGCCCGATGTTATCAGTAAATTCGAATAATGCGATGCGCATGCCTTCGTCGGTGCCAGGTGGGTCGACTTTGATTTTCACCACTTTGGCAACTTTGATGCAGCTGTCGTTCTTGTATGCCACGCCCTGTAAGCCATCCATTGCTATTTTGAGGAAGTTGTCAACGTCGCTGGTGGAATAGCGTTTCGTATACACGTCGACATGGATGACAAGGTTGTGCGGTTCAACCTGTTTGTCACCGTACTTCTCACGCCATGCTTTTGCTATCAGTGCTTCGTATTCGACTGTTTCGATTGGGGTAAACGTGCGCCGATTTCTGCCTAGGCGTGGTCGCTGCTTTGGTTGTGGCTTGCCATGGATCCATATGCCGTAACTCATGACAATTCCGTTTTGCGTTTTGTAAACGCGGCCTGCAGCTCGTCGGTGCGACCTTCGTCGACGGCTTTTGACCAGAGCGTGTTGAGTTCGTCGAGTGTGGTGGCGGTGGCTGGGTCGATTGGTGTGCCGAGTCCTCGGGAGAATGGTGTGACGTTTCCCCGGTTGACTTTGTCCATTTCCTCACGGCTGGCGCGTTTGTTGCCCGAGTAGCCACAGTTTGCTAACGCGCGGCCGACGGCCGATGTGGCGCAATTTTCCAGCGCCGATGTCTGGTTTGGTCCTGTGCCACCGTCACGCTCGAACGCGGTGTCTGTTCCAGCTGGTCGTAGGTCATCCTTGTCAAAGAATATGGATGCGGTCATAACCCATTCGCCACGGCTGCGATCACCTTCGGTTGTGATGTTGTCTGCATGGACTGCACCGTTCGGGTGGTCTTTCCAGAACCGTTTCAGACGGCTTTCGACTGTTTCGTAATCGTCAAGGTTGAAGCGTGCCATTCTCTATCTCCTTCTCTTGTGTCCACCGGTCGTGGTGAACCATCTCCATCTGGAGTCTTTCAGCCACCTTGATAAGGTCGGCAATCATCTTGTCATCACGCTCAATGATGATGGTTTTCGGCTCGAACCAGCCCGGAGCAAAGCCGTCAGCCGTCTCGATACGCAACAGCCACGCAAACACGCATGCGGTCGCGCCGGTGACGTACATTTGCCACTGGACTTGTCGACGGTACTGAATCGGGATGGCATTAGCACCCCAGTCCTTGCCGGTTGTTTTGACTTCGGCTATGAGTGACCAGTCATCGTTGAGTCCGTCGGGTGTTGCTAGTTGCCATTTGTGGCCGTCGGCATGGATGAGCCAGTTGTTGTGTTTGATGCCGTATTCGGCTGGCAGGTTCTCTACGATCCATGACTCCCATATCCGACCGAATCGCATGTACTCGTTGTCCCCGATGTCGACGGGTTCGAGCATGTTGCGCACTTCAGCGTCGAATCCTGCTGGTGTGGCGGCGCGTGCGACGGCTGTGGCTGATATGCCGTTACGGCGTGCGTCGAACCATGCGTCAGTGCCGGACAGTGCTACGAGTCGGTCATTTGTTGCAGAGTTCACAAGTTTCGCCCGGTTCGTCCCCAACAACCGTGGTGTAGCCCCACGTCGCTTTGACAAGGCACGACATGTGCACTGTCATTGCTTCGTGCAGAATTACGTAATCGCCGTTTGGCAGCTGCTCACCTGCGTGAATACTTCTCGCGTAAATTAGATCCATAAGACAATGATGCCATGAAGGACGGACATCTTATCAGGTTGAACGCTAGTTCGCGTTGGAATCTCAATTCATCACGAACCGCTGCAACAAACATCTCTCGGATAATTAGATCGTGTTCGGCGCGTACTTGGTTGAGCAGTTTATCGTCGAGCATAATCGTGCGCCCAGTTGGACACCAACCATGCCACCGTTGAGATGGTGGTCATTACCCCAATGAACGTAAAGATAAAAATTATCATTGCGTGGAATTCAGTCATTGTTACTCCTGTGCTAGTAGGTGGTCACAATATAGCACAAGTGGAGACCGCCACCGACGGGAAGGGGACATCGGTGGCGGTCGGTCTAGGAGCAGTGCTCTACTAGACGGCACTCGTCGGGGGTTCGACGGGTGTGGCTTCTGCTGGCTTCTCGTTCTGCTTCTTGATGAGACCTTCAAAGTCGATGTTGCCTTTGCCGGACAAGAACGTGCCACCTTTGCGGATGGACAAGTGCAGGTGGGGTCCGTAGCCTTGCTCTTTGCCTTTGCCTGACGCACCGGATAGTCCGATGACATCGCCAGCCTTGACCGCTTTGCCTGGCACAACGAGAATCTTTGAGAGGTGCAGATAGTCGGCTTTGTATTCGCCGTGACGAATCATTACCATACGGCCACCAGCACCGAGCGTGTTGTTGACAGTTTTGACGATGATGCCGTCGGCGACTGCCATGACGGGTGTGCCGATTGCTACCGGGTAATCGACACCTGGGTTGACGGATCCGCGCTCTTTATGTTCTTTGAAGTCGTCGGACAGTTTAGATGTTTTGGTTGGTCGTTGCCACATGATTATGCTCCTACGTAGGTTCGGGGGTTGATGAAGTCGAGGTCTTGGAAGTCGGTGTGTGCCACGTCATCCCATGTGAAGTAGAACGTGCGTGAGATGGTGCCGAGTGTGATGGTGAACTTCCAATACTCGGAGCCGGTCGTTGCGGCGAGGTCGAACTGGTGGTCAACATCGAGTGCACCGGCCACAATGTCCTGCGTGATGGTGTTGGGTGAGCGCACGTACTGGTTGTTGACATACCATTTTGGCATGCCTGCTTCCATGAGGGTTGCGGTGATGGTGCCGTTCGCACCGACACTTGTGCCACCCGTAGTCCATTCGGAAAGTTGAGGGTGAAGGTTGATGTGATGGATTGCCATGATTAGCCTTTCATAAAGAACGAGATTACGGTCCCGATGATGGCACCGATACCTGCGGCCGCACCTGACCACCAGACGAGCTGCCGTTCCAGTGAACGGATACGAGTCTCGTGATCGTCAAGTCTTTCGCGTGCGTTGGTCTGCTTCAGCTCGAGGACTATGTCGTATACGTCTTTGAGGGTAATCTCGTGCGTTGTCATTACTTCTCCTTGGATCGAACTGTTTCGATTGCGGAGTTGATGGTTGCGTCGAAGTCTGCATCGTTGACTCCACCTTTGCCTGCAAAGATGAATGAGATGGCGGCGATGATGCCGAGGACTCCCAGCAGTGCACCGAACAGTGCCGATTGGACAATGTCCATGCCGACGACGGAGCCTGCTCCTAGTCCGGTGATGGCCGCACCGAGTGAGAATGCGGCGATGCGAAAGAATCGTTTGAATGTTGTTTTCATGATGCTCCTAGATGGTGTATGCGGATGGTCGGATGTTGAGGTCTATCATCCATCGGGTTGTGCCGTCGGCGTTGATGGTGATGTTGTGGGTTATGCCGGTGATGGTTGCCGTCCAGCGGTGACTGTCGAACCAGATAAAGATTGATTTGTATAAATCGAGTAGGACGGTTGCGGTCAGGTTTGATTGTGAGTTGAGTCTGACGGTGAATGGTGAGTAGAACGGGTTTTTATTGGCTGTCAGGAATGCTGTGGTAATTGTGGCTAGGTTGTTTGTGACTTGGTTTGATGATGATTGCCCTGGATCACCATTCCAGAAGTAAAGATATGAGCTGGTGTCGGTGGTGTCACCGCTGAACCATGTTGTGGCTGTTGCGCCACTTTCCATTTGTGCGCCCGTGGCAAAGTATCGGTTGTTAGTGTTGTTTGATCCGGAGAACGTGTTCCAGGAGAACATGACGGCGCTGTAGGCGGTTGATGGTGATGTTGCGGTGACTGTTTTGCGTGTCCAGCTCGTCGAAGTAGTGGTGCTTGACGTGCCGTTAGACGTTGAGATTGTTGCACCGTTGATGTCATACCAACGGATCGCCGCAAAGCCGGCCATGCTCGCCTGACCCACCCCACCACGCTGATAAACGGAAGCCGTGTACTGCGTTGACGGTCTTACGAGGAACGCACCATATGTGCCGTTGAATTCGGGTCCGCCGTAAGCAAATGGGATCGCTGCCGTGTTTGCGCTTACTCGACCCACCGCAACATAATCGCCGCCGTCTGTGACGGGTTGCGTTGTTCCCAGAGTTAGGAAGTTTGTTGCCCCGGTTGCCATGTCTGAAAGAAGTTGACGGTTTAGAACCAAGTTTGCCGTACCGGAAATAAGGTAATCCGACGAGTAGGCCAGGTGTGGGTTTGGCACAATGTTGATCGCTTGATAAGAGAGGTTCTGAAAGACGTTTGCGTTTGTTTCGATGGCTGCGAATCGTGATCCGTATGCGGCGATTGAGGTTGCGTCGTTTGCAGAGTAAGTGTTTACGGTATCGGTATCGTTTAGTGTCCAGTGGTTGTTTACCGTAACAGAGTTTGACACTTGGCTTGTCCGAGTTGCAACCTCAATTTCGGAATAGTAAGCCAAGTTGGTTGGTGTGCCGGTGTGTGTCCCGTCGGTCAATGCCAACCCAGCCGATGAAACAATGTTGTAAATGTCAATCAACTCCGATATTCCAGAACCAGAGCCAGTCGGCTCTTTTAATCGTGACATCCAGTAGCCGTTGATTGTGGTTGCCGAAATATCCAATACTTCTGCAAGCGTTCTTAAACCAGTCAATTGGTCAAAAACATACGGTGCTGGTGGTATGCCACCTGGTGGACGCAACAAGATTGGGCTACCCTCGGCGATGGTGTTTATATCTCCGCGTCTAATATCGGTGTACCAAGCACGATCCATAAACTCTGTTGAAGTTTGCGCAATCCACGCCGCCCAGTCCAATACGGTCAGTGTTGTTACTTCGTAAGTTGTTCCCTCGATAAACGTGTAATTGACGGTGACATCTTGAACGTAACCAGCCCAGATAAGACTCGACGAGTACCGCACCCTTACCCAGTAGCCCGGCAGAATGGTTGCGGTCAGACCGACCAGGCTGATTGTTCCTGCACCGGGTTCTGTGTTTGAGACACCAACCAAGTCCTCGATACCCCCGCGAGTCAGCGATACATCACGAACTTTTGAGATGTGGTCAGTCCAGACGGCCGTCACCGCAATAGGTGAAGTCTCAACATGCAAATTGGCGTAAAGCGATGCTTCCTGAATCACTGTCGACCCCTTGCACGGTTGTAATCAGAAAGGACTCGTGCAACTTCCCGACCGGCTGATACGGAGTCGACGGGTGTCATAAAGTTGACTGTAATATTGCCTGGAGTGTTTGGACGGCCAACATTTCCACCGCCAGAAACGGTTGGTGGACCGATAGGAATCGGCACATCAAAGTTCGGGCTAGAACCACCACTAAAGTTCTTGATCCACGCTTTACCGCCCGGTGTGCTGAACCAGTCACCGATGGCTTTCAGTGCGCTGTAAACGGTCTGCAAGCCTTTTCCGACGTTGACGGCCGACGTAGCCAAGAACGCCATCGTCGTTGCAAAGTCTTTGGTAGCTTGTGCACCTTCTGGTGACGCAATCCATGCACCAAAATCCTCAAGTTGCTTGGTCAGGTCTTGGATTGCCTTCTTGCCTTCGACGGAGTCCAACCAGGCAGCCATCCGATCAGCAAGAACATCAACAGCGTCAAGCAATGGGTCGGAAAGTGTTTCAAGCACATCCTCAAAACGTGCGTTCATTTTTTCGGTTGCTGATGCGGTTGCTTCTGCAGTCCCACCGACCTGCGTTTCAATCGCGCCAAGAACGATTTCTTGTGCTTTAAGCAACTTGCCGGACTCGACAAGAGCCTTGATTTTCTTTTTCTCGGAATCGGTGAACGTGACACCGGCCTTACCTAGAGCTGTAATGCCCTTGATGGGGTCCTGTAGGGCTTTACCGAGCTTGATTGCGTTGCTCTCTACATCACCAAATCCTGCGGCCGCTAGGTCGAGCGCAGCGATTGTTGCCCGGTCAAATGCACCACCAGTTGTGTCTGCAGTTTTCGCTAAATTCTTGAATGTGAGAAGTATGGCCTCGGCAGATCGCACCAGCTCATCATCCACACCGGTGGCGAATGAGATGGCTTCGGCATACTCTGAAAGTCGTTCGGTAACTTTGCCAGTGTTATCACCAAACAATCCCATCTGCTTGGCGATGTTCTCAAGTCGTAATTCTGACTTTCGGGCTTCCTCGCCCAGCTTAATAAGGTTCGGCAGAAGCGTAAACAAGGCTCCGGCGAGTGCGCTGATTGCACCGAAAGCAAGTCCCATGCCGGTTTTGAGTACCGAGCCGAATGTGAGGGCTGACTTGCCAGCCTTTTGTAGGTTATTTGAGAAGTTCTTGGTTTGTGCCACCAAGGTGACAATCATGTTTCCGCGAGCCATTATGCTCCCCCGAATCCTGTTGCGTCGAAGCCGTTCTTTTCAATCCAACGGCCTATCTCTTTGTTCCACATTCTGACTACCGCGCTACGAGTTTGGTTGCGTGCGGTGCGAATGTAAGGGTTGCCCTTGGTGCGAATGTTCTCTTGACGAACGCCGCGACTGTCACGGAACACTCTGGCACCGATACGGCTACCAAAGTCAGAACGTTTATAGAAGCGACCAAACGAAACGGACTTTGCATAAGAGTCTGTTTCACCACGTTCTTTTGCACTTGCAATAACCACGCCACCAAACAAGTACCGGGCAGGTGCGTTGTTTTGTGTGACCTTTTTGCCTTGATAACCACGAATCGAAAGAGCCAGCGCACCCGATCTACGCGGTGCTAAATGGGTAGCCCGTTGAGCAACGATAAGAGCTGCTTGCTTGACTAACTTCTGGAACTCGTTTCGCTCCATTCCCATGTCTTTGAGTTTTCGTGCAACACCGTTCGGTCCATAGAGTCCAGCGATGTACGCGCTACCACTTTTGCTCGTGGCAACGCGCACACCGTAGACACTGTCGGCCATGTTAGACCGTGGCGAGAACGGGTGCGCCTACGACCTCGAAGCGAACGCCAGACCACGAGAACGTGCCATCGGCGGATGCGTCTCCCCCGAAAGGCAGACGTCCTTGTGCCGGGATGCGGAGAGTACCGGTGAACGTAGATGCCAGAGGAGAGCTGCTGGTCAGAACGAAGCCAACCTCGTCGCCTGCGTTGTTCCAGCAAACACGCCAGAACGACGCAAGGTCAGTTGAAGTGATACCAGACAGCTCGATGTACCAGTCGCTTGAGCCACCAGCGGCAGCGTCAGAAAACGTCGTGACATCGGTTGATGCGTCCTCTGACTGAAGCATGATGCTTGACAGGTCGGCGCTGTAATCGTCACCGTCGACCGTGATAGTGATGGAGTTCGCTTTTACACGATTGACCATGATTTATTTCCTTTACAGTTGTGTGTTTTGTTTGACCGTGATGGTCGCACCCAGATAAACACCGGTCGGTATTTCAACCGATGTCGGCTGACCTACTTCGGCGGCGTACATGCCAGGAGCGTTGTAGATTGCGGTGAGAACGGTTTCGACCGTCTCATCGAGGGCTTGAGAGATGACAATGTTTGTACCGGTTGCCGCGATAATCTCGACATCGAAAGAGACGACGAATTCGCCAAACACTTCCCCACTGACAATCCAATCCGTTGCTGGGACCATGACGGCCATCGGTGGGACTGCCCGGTCGGGAATCTCCGCATAAGCGCGCACCCCTGCTGTCTCAAGTACAGCGAGGAGTGCGGCTCGTGCTTCGGAAATCATGCGAACGAATATCCGTTGATGATTGGGTTCAGCAGTGGGTACGCACCGACCATAGGGTCACGAGCGACACGTTGCGTTTGTGTACCGTCAAATGTCGCAAATTGTGCGATGCCGTTCGGTGCAGAGCGCCGATTGAATAGTTCCTGACCAACCTCGAGTCTGGCGCGGTCATAAACATCGTTGGGAACATCACGATCGCGGATGTATGCGTTGACAAGCGTTGTTGCTTCATCCCAGCATTGTTCCGTGAACGTGTCATCGGCGGATGCGGAGTTCACATACGCTTTGAGGTTTTCCCATGTCATGGCCACGCCAGGCTCCTAGAGGTTGTTAGATAATCACCGGGATGATGAACGCGGGGTACTCGTCAGCCGTTGCCGTGTACGTCGACAGTGAGAAGGCCTCAGAGAGGTTGATTGCGTTCTCCTGCGAAAGACGAAGCGCACCCGAGGTGTACTGACGCAGAGCCAGCGAGGAAACGAATGCGCACTCGTCCTGGTTGGTGGGGTGGAGCGCCGCGTCAACAACAATCGGGATACCAGCGATGGATCCACGGAGTCCCGAGACGTTTGCCGATCCAACAGTTCCAGCGTTCTCTCCAGCAAAGGAGATGACCGGGGTTCCGTCAAGTGCGAGCAACTGCTTGAAGGTGAGCTTGTCAACAACAAGTGCGTCAATCTGAACACCGTTGGCTTCAAAGTAGGTTGCAGCTGCATCTGCAAGTGCACCAACCCATCCGTCGTAAGTGTTAGCCGAAAGAGTAACCGAGTTGCCGGCTGCCTTTTGTGCTGTGACGACTGCCTTGTAGGCGGTGCGCAACTGCGTTCCGAGTGCTGTTCCGAGCTGGATTGCCTGCATACGGAGAACCGAGTTCAAGTAGTCAACCGAAGAACGGTCGATAACTTGACGCGAAAGTTCTGCATAGTTTCCGACGGTGATGATGTTTTCGGTCTTGGTCTCTAGGCGAAGTTCGCTGTAGCCAAGGTTGTCACCTTCGGCGGCTTGAGTAGCAGTGCCGTCAGTGATTGCGTCAACCTGCGCGAACGTGATTGTCATACCAGTCGTCGGTGTAACACCGCGGCCGAATACGGAACCAAGAGGGTTGGCAGCTTCGACGAGACGGATCAGGTCAACGTCGAATGGTGTGGTGACGCTGTCTGCAGTGGTAGCACCGGTGTAGGCGCGAACTGCGTTGTCGTCGTTCTCCGCGATTGCCTGCAGGAAGTGTCCAGCAGTGCGGTAGGACGGTGCCGAAGGGGCTTCGACTTTGCCGAGAGTTGAGATTTCACGCTCAACCATTTCAATGCGCTCACGAACCTCGGCGAGTTCGGGAGTCAGGTCACGGATTTCATCCATGATTTCTCCTTTTTGTTCAGCCGATACAGGGATGTCCTGTTCGGGTTCGTCACGCAATTCCGTGACAGTCGCTGATTCGTAATGTGGAAAACTTACCAGCGAGACCTCTCTGACAAAAGCGTCCGTGACAACACGGTTACGGTTTTCGTCCATTGTTGAATCGCGCATGATGAATCCGACCGAGAATCGGTTGACAACGCCATCCTCGAGGAGAGTAACTGCGTCACGACCGCGTGCAGTGTCGGAGATAGTTGCGCGAATCTCAAAGCCTTCGTCAGTGTGACGGCCTTCGACAATTTTGCCGATTGGCTCGTTTTTGTCGTGTTGCCACATAAGTTTGGCTTCGGGATCAAGAGTGACCGAGTCACGGGCAAACATTTCGCCCCGCTCAATGCGGTCATAAGGGACAGCGATGCCAGCGACTTCGCGCTTGTCCTTGTCGGTAAGACGGAACTCCATCTCACGGGTTTCAAATTGTTCCATTGGTGGCTCCTAACAGTGGCGCGAGCTTCTCGTCCTCACGGACTTCGTCGATTGTTTTGAAGCCTGCTGCGATTGCGATCTGGTGGGCTTGGTATCGGGTAAGTGTGTCGTTACGGAGAAGTGCGTCGATGTTCATGCGTGCGTCGGTTCCGCGTGGGAGAAGTGCGCTCATCGCTTGCTCGATTTCGACGTAGTAAGCGGAGAGCGAGTACCGGGTAAATGCGATCTGTTCTTGTTCGACGTTGGAGTATGTCATGCTCGAGCCTGCTTCGGCGAGCATCATGTTCGCAGGAATTCCTAGGATGCGGCAGACCTGCGCCGTGTTCCACTGCTGAACCTCCACAAACATCGCGTCACGGGGGTTCAGGAACAAGTTCTGGATGGACAATTCGGTTGGTGCAACCACACTGCCACCAGTCTGCGCGTTACGCAAAGATTCGGCGATGTCGATCAAGGTGTCTGGCGATACTGGAACCTTCGGCGAAACAACCTGCGCAGCCATCCCCGAATCCGAGAACCATTTCGACGCAAAGTCTCGTGTGTCCTTTGCGTTGCGCAATTCCGCTTGACAAGCCTGAATCGGACCAAGGCCGTAAAGGTTGCCGGGCATTGCAAGCATCTTGAGGTGCTGAATCTCATTGATTGCGTAATCGGTAGTACCCCGATAGGTGTACCCGGTGAGTTCACCGCTATCCGTAGAATTTATCATCATGTCGAATGGGTTCAGCACTTCAAGCTTGACCGTCTCGCCGCGACCGTTGCGCGAAACACGCCAGTAAGCGTTTCCGGCTACAGCCATCGAGTTGACAGTACGCGCCATAAATTCGGCACGGGTTATCTTGTCGTCGGGTTGCCTTACCCACAACGGTGTCGACTCAAGCCGAACATCGTCACGGTAAAGGTGCACACCAATCTGCTTGATTGCGTTCGAGAGAATTGATACGCCTCGGTAGACGGCAGCAATGCTCACCGCTTCGACAGGTGCAACACCGGCAGATGCGGAACGTGGCGGTGGCACGATTGATGATCGTGTTGTGAGTTCGGTGCTGAATTCTGACGCGACTGAACGCACCGTCTCGATTGCTCGGAACGGGTTCAGGAAGTCCAGAAGGCTTGCCATACGCAATAATCGTACCACACGACGCAAGAATCTTGCGTGGCGTGTCTAAATTGTACCTTTTATGTTATTGGCAGGAATCGCACTGCATGGAGTCCATCGGGTCGATGGGTGGGATTGGGTAATTATCGTGAGTCTGCTTGTCCATAGAGGACTAGATTACCAGATTAGATCATGATGGTTCGGGTCGCCACGGGCTTCAGCGTTTCAGCACCATGACAAGCCCACAGTGTAGCCATCACTGCGTCTATCTCCACACTCGAATCACGCCGCGAAATACGAAAGCCGTTGTCCAGCACCTTGCGAACGGTGCGCGGAATCTGAACCGACAGCAACGGGTCCGGTGCATGCTTGAGCGTCTCGTTCTTGAGCCGAGCATGAAACGAGGAGCAAGCACCGTTTATTTGCGAGTTCTGAATAAGTTCTGAATTGATACCACGACGGACAAGTTCAGTGTGCAAGTCCTTGAGCATCAGACCGTCCATGATGATAGCCCGGGGAGAGTGCTGGTGAAGTTGCTGTGCGACAAGCATCAATTTCTCCAAAGTCGGCTTGACGATGGATGCGACAAGTTCCGTATGGATCACACCGTCGACCATTACAGCTGCGGCCACAGTTGCAAACTCCCAGCCAGGGGAACGGTCAATGCCAAACACAACCTGACCGGTCGGCATGACATCGTCAATGCCGCGCTCATTTTTGAGCCACAACGAGAACGGAATAAACACATCTTTGGCAGTGTTTACGAATCGGTTGAGCCGGTACCGGATGACATCTAGGTCGGGTTCTGATCGCGCATCAGACAGAACAAGCTTCGGGTCAATGCGACCGTCTTGAAGTGCAGGGCTGGCTTCGACCAGCAAGGCCATAAATTCGTCATCGTCATCGGGGACAATGGCTTCGGATGCTTCCCAAATCCACGCACCGAATCGGTCAAGGTCTCCGGCGATTGCTTTGTCAGCCATTCCGTACAGTCGGGTCAACAGTTCGCTGTTCTCGTCTCCGGCGGTGGTGATGCCGACGAGTATCGAGTTCGGGCGGGCTCCGAGCCCCGTTTGCAAAGCGGACCAGCTTGCATCGTCAACTAAGTGCACCTCGTCAATGATGCCAACCGAGATGGGGATACCCTGCAACGCGGATGACTTTGACGCTTTGATTTCGTAACGGCTTCCGTCGCTTGTTCGAATCCCTCGAGTCTCCGTCAACTTTGACATCATCCCTTGCAATGTTGGGTTCGCGTTGATGATGCGAAGCACACGATCGTGCACCAACCGGGCAAGGTCAACAGTGCTGGCGATGCCGATGTTGTACTGGTTCGCTTCACGCAACAATGCCCAGATGCCGATGGCCGTAACGAGTTCGGTCTTGCCGTTCTGACGTGGGACCGATACCAGGCATGAGCGCCAGCGCAATTCTCCTGACGGTAACAGTTCGGTAACGCGGCGCAGCAGCTCACGTTGCCACGGGTCGAACCGAAACGGCTTCCCGTTCGCAACAGTCCAGGCATACTCGAACGCTGGCAGGTAACGGTCAATATCCGCAGCGAACTCTGGAGTCAGTGGCGGTGTGTGACGTGCCGGACTAAAGACCACGGCGCAACAGTTCAGCCAACGGATCTAAATCGGCTTGCACGCTTGGCCGTTCTTTCAGAAGTGAGCGATGGAGCACACCGAACTGCGCAATCAAGGCCGCGGTCACTTCCCGGTCAAGTTCGATGGCCACGGCTTGCAATGCAACGACCGATGGTGCGTGCGCTGCAGACAACCACGTCTCGTTCGCAATGAATTGCTGGACGGCGTTTTCGAAGTTCAAGGCTTTGCTCCTAAATGTTGAAAAGTTCGGGGATAAAAAGGAA